GGTGGAATACCTGGAACAGAACTTAATGCTCAAACTTTTTCTATAGCTTCTGTTCCAAGCACTACAACTTTTACTTTTACAACTTCTACATCTGCGACTTCTTCTGCAACTTCTTCGGCTTTTAGAATAATAATTCCTAGTGTGCCAATAGCTATGTATTCTTACAATGCAAATAATGGAGAAGAAATTTTAGCCGTAGGAACTAGAGCAGGTGTAAATGTTTTTTATGAAGATACTTGGTACGATGTAACTCCACTAGGTTTTGTAGCTGATGATGTAATTACTTCTGTTGGTTATGGAGCTTATCATTATGGAGTAGAAGATTGGGGAGATGCTAGAAGTACATCAGGAATAAATTTTGATACAAAAAGTTTTTCTTTTGATAACTGGGGAGAACATTTAGTTTTTTGTTTTCCGTCAGACGGAAAGCTATATCAATGGCGACCTAATTCTAATACAGGTGTTCCAGATACTATAGCAACGCAAATACCAAATTCTCCTACCGGTTGTCAGGGCCTTGTAGTAAGTAACGAAAGACATTTAATAGCACTAGGATCTAGCGGAGATCCTAGAAGAATAGCATGGTCAGACAGAGAAGATAACACTACTTGGACCGCTTCTGCTAGAAATACAGCAGGTAGCTTACAAATAGCTACAGGTGGTCAGGCAAATTTTGCTTATAGATTTGGCAGGGACATAATTATTTTTACTGATATAGGTATAAACAAACTTTATTATGTAGGAAGTCCATTTGTTTATGGTATTGAAGATGCAGGTATAAATTGCAAAGCAATAAGTCCTAGATGTATTGTTTCTTCTGGTGGTTTTTTATCTTGGATTAGTGAAAATTCATTTTTTACATACAATGGTCAGCTTAGAGAATTAAAATCAGATGTGCATGATTTTATATTTGACAATATGCAAAGCAATACGCAACAAGCTACTTTCGGCGCTCACAATATAGATTTTAATGAGATTTGGTGGTTTTTTCCTGTTGGAGAAGTAACTCAGCTATCTCCAAATAGATATATAATTTGGAATTATTTAGACAATGTTTGGAGTATAGGAGAGCTAGACAGAGGATCTTGGATAGATCAAGGTGTATTTAAAAATCCTTTGGCTACTGATAGCGGTGGATTTATTTATGAACATGATAATAGACCTTTATTTAATTCTCCAGGATTAGGTTCAAGAAAACCTTTTTGCAAAACAGGTCCTTTAGAAATAGGATCTGGAGATAAAGTAGCTCAAATAAATCAGATATTATCAGACGAAGAAACAACAAATTTACCGGCAATAACTTTAAGTTTTACAGGTCGTTTTAATCCATTAGGAGCTGAAACTGATTTTGGCAGTTTTAGTTTTAATCCTAGCGGTTATACAGACGCTAGATTTTCAGCTAGACAGGTACAAATGAAAATAGAAGGAGATGTAACTCAAGATTTTCAAGTTGGAAAAATTAGACTAGATGTAAAAGCTAGAGGTCGAAGATGATATTACCTGCTAGTAAAAATCAATACATACAAAATGTAACAAATGCAAAATTAGATGTTTCTGGCACAGGATCGTTAGAAACAATATACACAGCTCCAGGTACTACTGAATTTGATTTTGCTGTTATAGAGTCTATTTTAGTAGGAGATGATAATGGTCAAGCAACGACTATAGACCTTGTAGTAACTACCGGATCTTCTAATCATTTTTTATTTAAACAAAAAAATATATCGGCAAATGGTACTGTAGAATTATTAACTAGAGATCTTGTTTTAAAATCAGCACAATCACTAAAAATACAAGTAAGCCACGCAAATATTAATGTTTTTGTTAGTTTAGTGGAGTATGGAAAAGGAGATTAAAAAAGAAGAATGGGAAGTATATTGGGATCATTGTAAGCCAATTTTAGAACCTGCCGTTGCATATCAACAAGCATACACTATAGATGATGTAGAAGATAAAATAAGGCATGGATATTTTCATTTATGGCCTGGAAAAAACTCTGCTATGGTCGCAGAATTAATTAATTTTCCACAAGAAAGAGTATATAACTTGCTTTTTGCAAGTGGTAAATTTGATGAAATAGAAGGTATAATAGAACAAATAGAGGTTTTTGCTAAAACTATAGGTTGCACAAAACTTATGGGTGGTGGCAGACCAGGTTGGAAAAGAAAAATAAAGCATTTAGGTTTTGAACCAGAAACTTTTTTAGTAAAAAAATTATGAGTTTTAGCAAAGGAAAGCAAACAGAAACAAGAGATGTTCCAGAATATCTTGATGAAGTATTTAAGCAATCAGCAGATATAGCTAAAGGCGGAGCCGCTAATCTAGGTCCTGTTTTTTCTGGAAATAGAGTTGCAGGATTAACACCAGACGAAATAGAAGCAGAAGCAGAAGCTAGAAGACTTTTTGGTACTTCTATGGCTTATGATCCAAGAACTAATTTAATGGAAATGATTGGTTTAGATGCTCCTGCTTACAATCCGGCTTCTTTATTAGACGGAAACATGACTGCTTATGAAAACAGATTTACTAATCCGCTTATTAATACCATTGTTGATGATTTTGACAGAATGAGAGATATGCGTACTCAAAAACTTCAAGATGATGCAATAAAAATGGGAGCTTTTGGTGGAGATAGATCAGCTATTTTTGAACAAGAAGGCACTAGGGCCTTAGATGAAGAAATGCTTAAAACAGTAGCAGGAATAAGAGAGTCTGCTTTTGATAGAGCTATGGACAGATTAGAAGCAGATACAGATAGAATAGACACTTCCAGAAGAATTGGAGCTGATCTTTATGCTCAAGATTTAAATAGGAAATCTGGTTTATTAAATAATTTACTAGCAGATCAATACAATATGTTCAGTTTATTTGGAGATATGGGAGAAAGAAGGAGAGGTTTAGACCAAGCTCTATTAAATGCTGAAATGGATAGATTTGATGAAGAAAGAAATCTGCCATTAGAAAGACTGCAAATTTTAAATGCAGGTGTAGGCAATATAGATACAGGAAATGTTATTGGCAGAACTACTAGAACCAAACAATCAAAAATTGACATAGGGGATATTGGAAAACTTTTAGCTGGAATAGGAGCTTTACCTACATGATAGATCCTAAGTTTAAAGATATGCTTACTCTTGCTAATATGGGAGTTACTCCAGATGCTTTGACAGCTTTTCAAAATCACAGAGATAAAATCCAACAAGGAGAAGATGCTCTAAAAATGAGAAATAGTGTTTTATTTGGCAACACTTTTGCAAATCCTGGTTCTCAAACTAATGCTACTTTTATAACGCCACAAGCAGGAAGTATGTATGATCCACAAAATCAAAGAAGAAAATTAGCAACAGAATTAGATATAGCTATGACAACAGATCCTAGAAATACTATAAACCCTACTATGACACCTGATATTTTTGCTAGACCTGATGTTACAAAATCTTATAGTGCATTACTTGGTGGTGTAAATCCTGATAATGCGTCGGCTAATATTCTTATGGGAACAAACATTAACAAAAATGCTGTAGCAGACAATCTTGAAAAAACTATAGGAGCTGTTGATGAAAGAGAAAATAAACTTGCTAAAAGAAGGGAGCGATTAGATGCAGTAAGAAGGTTTGGCTTAGCTTTACAAGGCAAAGATCCAAATGCTATGGATATGAAAAAAGTTTTACAACAACTACAAATTCAATCAAATCTTTTAAATCAACAAAACACATCATCAATTATTAAAGCAAGAGAAAATAAAAGAAATCAAGAAAATCAGATTATAGACTATGCTAGAGATATGATAAAAACTGATACAAGTGTTAGAAACAAAGACCTGTATTTGAATAATCCAGGTTTATTATTAAAGTATGGAGAAGACAAGTTAAAAGAAAATCCTGCGGAAGTATTATTTAACTTTGTACAAAATGAGCAAATGAGTGTAAATAAATTTAGAGAAATTCAATTAACAAGTGATGCAGAATTAACAAAATTAATAACCGACTCTGATAAATTTGGAGCAGACATAAAACCAGAACAAATAATAGAATTAATTAAGGGAGTTAGTTACGAAGATTATGCAAACAATGTTCAAGGAATTAAAGATACAATAAATGGAATTATTAAAGATAAAAAAGATCTTTTAACTAGAGGAGAAAATACATCTTTAGAATTAAGAAAAAACTTAGATCCTTTCTTTAGTCCTTTGCAAACTTCTTATTAATGAGTAATGTCTTTATTAGATGATTTTAAGGCCGGAAAAGATTTTACTAATTTTCTTAATAAAAACAATCAACAAGTCAATTCCGAAACTAACTTAGAAAATTTACCAGAAGAAACTACGCCAGAAGAAAGCGTTGGTTTTGGCGGTAATGTTTTTAGAACATTAGTAGGAGCAGGAAGGGATTTAACTCAAGGAACTTTAGATTTTGCAAAATTTATAACACCTGATGCTTTAGATTATGGATTTATTTATGGAGATAATCCAAACACAGAAGAAGTAGAAAGCGGTTTAAGATTTGGTTACACAGGAAAAGACTCTGGTGTGCCAAGAGTAACTTTGCCAGAAGTAGAAGAACCTACATATTTTGGTGGTCCTTTTATTAGAGATGTAACTCAATTTGCAGTACCTTTTTCTAGATTAAACACAGTAACAGCTCCTTTTAAAACCGTTGCCGGTCCAGGAACTACAGTAGCTTCTAATGTTGCAAATAGATTTTTAACGCCTGGATTTGGAAAAAATACTTTAGACAGGTTTGGCTCTAATATTGCTAGATATGGAACTTTAGGAGCAGTTACAGAGAATATAGCTTTTAGTCCTTACGAACCTAGATTGTCTAATTTAGTACAAGAATATCCTATGTTAGAAAATCCTATAACTGAGTATTTACAATCAGATCCTAATGACAGCGAAGCAGAAGCAAGATTGAAAATGACTATAGAAGGGTTTGGATTAGGTATTCCTTTTGAATATATTAGTAGTGCCATAACTACATATTCTAGAAATAAAGCAATCGCAAGAGAGCAAAGAATAGCAGAAGGAATAGAAAAAAATAAACTTCCAGAAGGAGAAGATTTTGTAGGTCCTGCAAGACCAGAAAAACCTATAGAAACTACAGTAGAAGAAGTTATAAAAGATCAAAAATTAGATATACCTATTTATAGAGAAGACGGATCTTTAGATATAGATTTAGGAAAAAATAATTCAAAATTAGGAAATTATTTAAAAAAGGCAGAATTTAATGATGATGATGTTGCTTTTAATAAATTTATAAAACGCAGAGTAAGATCAGAGTCTTATGGTTATGGCAAAAAATTTAAAAATCTTTTTGAAAGATACAATCGACTTTTTGGAGAAGGAAATGAAGAAAGAGGATTAGCAAACAGATTTTTAGCAGAAGAAATTTCTAAAATTAAAGTTAAAGCTGATAAAGATTGGAAAAAATATAAAGCAGGAAAAACACCAGAAGATCCTTTAAACAACAGACTTCAAGAACCAGATATGCCAGAAGTTTTTCCTACTGCTAAAGGAGTTTTAAGACAGCTAAGGCCTTTTACTTATGCACAATTAAAAGTAAGTGAAATAGGGGACTCTTTAGGACTTAATGATAGCAGAGGAAGACCTAGTAGAGTTTATTACAAAAAAAGCAAACCTGATTACGAGTCAGAAACTCAAAAAATTGTAAGAGAAAAAAAAGAACAAGATGAAATTATGGACGCTCAATGGTGGGACGACCTTGCAGAACAATTTGAACAGCAAGGATTTGAGCTTAGTTACGATAAAGCATCACAAGTATTAGCCAAAGGAGATGATACTAATTCAGCAGAAAATGTATTAAGAAGATTAATAGAAGAAGACGCTTATAGACCAAATGATGCTATTAAGCTAAGAGAATACGAGCAATTAAGACAATCTATAGATGAAGAAAGACGCTTTTTAGAAGGAGAAGGTTTTGATCCAGATGAATTATTAGACGATCAAATAGATGCAATTCTTCTTAATACTCGAAAAAACTTAGACGATAGACTTGATTTAGACCAAGAAATTTTTGAAAACTATACACCGCCTAATTTAAGAGGAGATCAGGGATTGCCATTAGGAGAGGGACCTGATGTTCCGCCTGGAACTCCACCACCACCTAGATCAGACGAAGGCCCTATACCAGAAGGACCTATAGATCCAGATAAATTAGCTAATATAAATTTAACTAAATATGATTTAAGACCAGAAGATATAGAAGCTCTAACAAGTCAAGCTATAAGAAATAATAATTGGGTTGGAGCTAGAAACAAAATGAAATTTGGTTCTGACGGAAGCATTTTAAGAGAAGACGCTTTAGCTTCTGGATTAACTATTGATAAATTTATTAATGCTCCTAGAAATTATAAATTTTCTCCGCAAGAAATTATGGCGGCTAGAATGATGTTGCAATATTTGGCAAAACAAACTAGCGAATTATCTAGAACATTAAAAGCAAAAGTAGAATTAGGAGTTACGCCAAGCAATCAAGAACTTTACAATTTTCAATTACTAGAAATGGATTTAGGAGCTGTAGGAGAAAGAATTGTTGGAGAAACCGCATACGCAGGACAATTATTAAATTCTTTCAAATATGCTGTTGAAAATCTTACCGCAGTCCAAGCAAGGAAATTTGTAGATGATATTGTAGATGCTAGAAAAAATGAAAAGAATGACATTTTAGCAAGGGTTATGAACGCCGCAGAGTTAGATCCTGATGCTGTAGCTATTAATGCACAAAGCTCAGTAAGGCCGCCAAGTATTTTAGACATGACTCAAGAATTTTGGATTAACACTTTGCTTTCTGGTATTCCAACACAAGCAGTAAATGTAGGTAGTAATGCCATAGTAGCAGGTTTTAGACCTATAGAAAGTTATCTCGCATCTGTATCAGGATTAGTAGGTAGAGCATTTGGCTCGAAAGGACCTAGACTGTCTTTTTCAGAGTCTAACGGAAGGGCGTTTGCTACTATTTATGGATTAAGAGATGCTCTTAAATCATTTGGAAAAGCATTTTATGATCCGGAGTCGGTAAAAGATCCAAATACAAAATTAGAATTAGCTAGACAAAAAGCTATTAATACTCCTTTAAAAATTCCAGAGCAAGTACCGCTAGTCGGTGGTTTTGATTTAATTGGAGATACAATCAGATTGCCAGGCAGAACTTTATTAGCAGGAGATACATTTTTTAAACAATTATCTTATAACCAAGAAATTTACGGCAGAGCTTTTGATATAGCCGCAAAAAAAGGATTAAGAAATCCTAAAGACTTTATGACAGAAGTAAATAATTTGGTTTTACAACATAGAAACAATCCAACAGGAAAAGTTTTAGGAGATAATTTTGAAGAAATTGCTAGAGAGCAAGGTCGTTATCAAACTTTTACTCAAGATTTAGGAGCTTCCGGTAGAGCATTTCAAAAAATGTTAAATGGAAATATGCAATTAGCAAAATTTATAGTGCCATTTGTAAGGACTCCTGTAAATATTGTTAAATTTTATGGAGAAAGAGTGCCTGGATTTAATACTTTTAGCAGAAGATTAAGGCAAGATTTTCTTGCCGGTGGTGTTAAAAGGGACGAATTTATAGCAAAATCAACTTTAGGTTTAGGATTGGGTTATCTGGCTTATGAATTAGCTTCACAAGGAAAAATAATTGGCGGTGGCCCTACTGACAGGAGAGAAAGAAGCCAATGGCTACAAGATAATGTTCCTTATTCTTTTGTTGGAGCAGACGGAAAAACTTATGAGTTTTTTAGATTTGAACCAGTAGCTATGATTTTTGGTATAAATGCTGATTTACATGAAGTAATAAAAGAAATATCTGAAAATCCAGAATTATATGGAGAAAACGGAGAATTTTTAAATGAAAAATTTGGAGATGCAATATTGCAATTAACATCAGGTATGCTTTTTTCATTACAAAGAAACTTAACAGATAAAACTTTTTTTAGAGGTATAACTGATTTTGTTAATGCTTTAGAAACAGACAACGCTTCTTCAATGGAAGCATACATCAATAATTTTGCGGCTTCTTTTGTACCTACCATGCTTAGAAATATAAATGATTATAAAGATCCTTTTATTAGAGATGCTAGAGATGCTATGGATAAAATAAAAGATGATTTGCCTTTCTTTAGTAATGAATATCTACCTAAAAGAAGAAATATATTTGGAGAGCCAAAATTAAGAAGAAAACAAGGTAGCCAAGTTTTTTCTCCAATTACTATTGATAGTACGCCGCCAGATCCTATGTTAGCAGAATTTAATAATGCAAATTATTATCCTGGACAAATGAAAAGAAACATAGACGGCGTAGAGTTAAATGAAAAACAATACGAGTATATGCTTTCAAGATTAGAAAATATAAACGGAAGAACAGCTAGAGAACTTTTTGAAAATATGACATCAAGATTTAATGATAATGTTCCGCCAAGAATTAGGAGAGATGCACTTACTAAACTAATGAGTAAAATAAGAACATTCGCTAGAGAAACAACCTTAAATGCACTTATTAAAGATAAAAACAGTCCAATTTACGATCCTGTATGGGCCAAAAAATACGAAGATAAAATAAAAGATTTACAGTAATGCCTTGCCCTACAGAAAGAGTTGGGAAATGCGGAGAACATTTAACAGCTTCTTTTCTTTACTCATTTGGATCAGATCTGGTTACAATGCCACACGGATCTCACGCTGATATAGTTTTTGAATACAAAAATATTTTGTATAAATGCCAAGTAAAAACTGTTACTAAAAAAAAGAAATATATATCTAAACATAACGGCAGACATTATAGGACCGGTTGGTGTTGGGATATTAGAAGGGGTGGCAATACTAAAGAAAGAAGATATGGTACAAAAGGTACACACAATATAGATCTTTACGCTTTAGTCTGTCTTCCTTACAAAAATATAATATTTGTACCTTTTTTAAAAAAAACCAGAATAACTTTCAATGACAATGAAGTTAAAAACGCAGACTCAAAAGAAACTTTAAAATACACTTTAGATTTAATTAAGCAAGATCAACTTGTTAGCTAACTCTACATTGTTTTTAGAAACTTCCTGTCTAATTTCTCCGTATCTTTGCATAGAAGATAAGCTCTGATGTCCTAATAAGTTTCCTACTTGCCTATGTCCTAAACCTGCTGACAAACAATATGTAGCGAATGAGTGTCTTAAATCATGTAATCTTAAATGCGGACAATCACATTCTTTTCTAATTCTATCCCAAGTTTTTTCCGGAGATTTTATGCCAGTTATGGTTTTTTCGTTAGGATAGACTTCTATAATTTTATTTACAATTTTCATAGCATTATCTGACAAATAGATAATTCTATCCTTGCCGGTTTTTTTACCTGTTTTGTATTGGTCAAAAGGTATTACAATTTTATTGTCTTTTATCCAGGACCTTTGTGCGTTTGCTATCTCGCTTTTTCTAGCTCCTGTTAGTATGAGCAACCATATAAAAGATATGGACCTAATCTTTCCTGGCTCAAAGTTTTCTAATTCATTAAGTTTTTTAAATACTTTTAGTTTTTCTTTTTCAGTATAGCTAGTAGTAATTTTCTTTTCTGGATTACCTTTTATACTTCTGGCTATATTATTTTCTATACCATAACATTCTTCATCAATAGCAAAATTTAAACTAGCCACTATAAATTTAAGAAATTTATTTGCTTGTGATTTACTTTTTTTAGAAATAAATGCAAAAACATTTTTAATATCTTTTCTTGTTAATTCATTTACATAAATAAATCCAAGATATTTTTTTGCATAATTTTGATATAAAGATTGATATTGTTTTGTTGTAGTTTCTTTTACATCTCTTGCCTTACAGTCTTTTATGTATTCAGAAAACAAAACATCATACTTAATTTTTGTTGCGTCTTTTGGATCTTCTACTAAACCTTCTTCTATATCTTTGTAATGAGAATAAATTTTTATAGCTCTTTTGCGTATCTCAGTAATACTTTCATCTGGATAACGAGCTTCTATTTTTCTTTTTATTTTTTTTCCTTTGTTATGCCAAATTAAATAATAGTATTTAGATCCATTTCTATATCTAGTTTTTAGTTTATTAAATTTTTTATCAGCTATATGCCTATCTTTTTCTTCCATGTTTTTCTCCTTTTTTATGCACTAATTCAATTTCCATTTCTAAGTAATGAATTGCTTTATTAAGATCATCAATCCTACTGCCTTTATCTCTACTAATATATTTAACAGCATTACCACAACAATAAGATAGTTTGTTAGCCAATATATATTCTATTGGCTCTATGCCTAGCTTCTTGTAGTGATTACCTGCTACTTGTTTTTTTAGAGTTTTTGGTTTCCTTGACATTTTTTTTAAATATTTTGTCCCAATTTTTTTCGAAAGTTTTTTTATCAACTTTCATTGGACGAGGATCTGATCCTTTTGACATTAGATTTTTGTGAGAATGGCAATCAATAAGACATTAGTTATGAAAATTTCTCCTGCGAGTATCGAGTGATACCATACCCAACGGGCCTTATAAATATTTTCAATAGTAATTTCTTCGTCCTTTCTCATTTAATTAATGTTTGCATTTCCTTAACATCTGTATATCATAATGGTTATGAGGAATAATATCTAGTCGTGTCTAGCAATCAGAAGACATTTTTATCCAGGCAAGAGTGTGCTGAAAGGATCGGTGTTAGCGTGAGAACACTTGATCGTTGGCGTTTTTCTGGAGAAGGACCTAGTTATTACAAGATACAAAAAGCAGTAAAGTATGAGGAGCAAGATATTGAGAATTACTTGGATAGTCAAAAAATTATTACTTATTAAAAAATGCCTGTCATACATCATGCAAAGATTGCTCCGTCTGGATTGGATAGATATACAAAATGCCCTGCATCACCAAAAGCATCAGAAGGTTATCCTTCTAGCAGTAGCGACGCTTCTCGTATTGGTAGTGTAGTACACGAAATGAATGAAATGAGATTACAGGGAAGATTTGAAGGTGTTGATTTCAAAGAGTATTGGTTAAACAGAGAAGTAGAATTTGAAGGTCATACAGTTAAGGTAGATGCAGAAATGATAGAAGCGTCTAATACATATTGTGAATATGTAGTTAAAAGAAAAAATGAAGAAAAAAAATCAAAACTTTATATTGAAGAAAGATTAGACGGACATGAAATACACCCAGACTTATGGGGAACAACAGATATTTTAATAGTACAAAAGGACAAAATAATTATTATTGATTATAAGAATGGTAAATATCCAGTAGAAGTAGAAAATAATTTACAGCTAAGAGCTTATGGTCTTATGGCTTTATCAAAGTATTCAGAAAAAACAAAAGTAGAAATGGTTATAGTGCAACCTAGAGCGTGGCATAAAGACGGACCAATTAGATCTACAGAAATTTCTTCTGAAAATTTGGTAAATTGGGCGTTTGATTGGCTAAAGCCAAAAATAGATGCCTGTTTTGAAGATGAACCTGTTTTTGTGGCCGGAGAACATTGTATCTTTTGTCCGCATAAACTTAATTGCGATACTCATAAAGAGTATCTACTTAGTGAGGAGTACATTGAGCGAAAAAAACAACGAACTAAAAGAGCAATCTACAATAGATAGCGAAGAAAAACCTTTTTTGTCTTATGAAGAAGACGGCGTAAAGCAAAATATCTTCAAAAGCAAATTAGTCAATGAAAAAATTAAAGCTGAGATAGAGATAAATCAATTATCTGTAGCTGAGATGTGTGCCTGGACTATAAATGGTTTAGCACTTTTGGACCAAGACAATGAAACAATTACACAATCAAGAAGGATTGAGCAACTTACACAGTTAAGGCAATCCTTTGAGTTTTTGCGTAATTATTCATTTGAATTGTTAAGAGCAACATTAGAAAAAGGAGAGAAAAATGACAATTAAAGCAATTAGAAAAGGAGCTAGTAGGAAACCTATGCGTATGGCTATATATGGACCTGCCGCAATAGGTAAAACATCTGCTGTTTGTGAAATGCCAGATCCAATGATACTAACATTGGAAGAAGGTCTTATTACGCAAACAGACGAAAACATTTGGAACACAGAACCTATCGAAAGTTTTCCAGAGTTTATAGAATACCTTGAAGAAATAAGAGATAACGACGACTATAAAAGCAGAAAGACTTTAGCTATTGACTCTTTAGACTGGTTAGAAACTCTTGTTGAAAAGTATGTATCGGATAAAGACGGCAAGGAGTCTATATCTGATTTTGAATGGGGGACAGGATATTCAAAAGCAAAAGAAACATTGACACAAGTGTTTGACCTTTTAGATCAAATCAGAGATAAAAGAAAAATGCGTGTAGTGTTTATCTGTCATGTCAAAGAAGATAGAAAAGAAAAACCAGGACTTAAAGATTACCAAAAATATGAGCTAAAACTTAGGACTGGTTTTGGAGAAAAAGTAAAAGAATATCTTGATATGGTTTTGTTTTATAACTACAAATTTGGAGAAGTTAAAACACAAGACGATAAAGGATCTTTAAAAACAAAGGTTACGCAATCAAAAGAAAGATATTTTTTTACAGAAGATTGTATAAGTTATTTTGCTAAAAACAGATATAACTTGCCGCCGGAGATAAAGGTTGAAAAAGGCAAGGTATGGAAAACTTTAGAACAAGAACTTAAAACTGCACTAGCCGGAGAAAAAAATGGTTGAGCCAGTCAAAAAAAGATTACCTTCTTATGAAGGGTACGACAAAATACTTGGCAGAGTAAAAGGAATTATCAAAGAAAAAATAGGATCTAGCGATTTACTTGATAAAGCATTGATGAAATGTTTGGTTGAAATAGAAAATCTAGAAATAGAAATATCTGAAACTGTAAGCGGTAGATACGAGTCTTTTGATAACAACGAAGAACATTAGTAAAAAGCGAGGTAAATATGACTAATTTCAAAAACTTAATAGAACAGGCAGAAGAAGAAAATTCTTCTATGTCTGATTTTGTAGAATATCCAGAAGGTAGATACTTAATTAATTTTGTCCAGGCAGATGAAATTACAGACTTTGTATCTAAATCAGGTAAGACTTATGACGCTACTGATATAGAATTTCATGTAGAAGGTTGGTCTAACAAAACATTGAAGTCTAGGTATTTCACAGCTTACGACAAGGAAAATTCTGGAGAAGATAAACTGCATAAAGCGGCATTGAGCGGTACTATGAAACTGCAAAATATTCTTATGGCTATGGGCGTAAAACCAGAAGATTTCCCAGAAAGCATAGATCAATTCAATGAAGTCTTACAAGGTAAGAGTGCTACTTGTCTTTTGAAAAAAAGAGAATATGAAAGCAACGGACAAAAAAAATCTACATTAGATTTAGACGAAGACTTTGCAGGACAAAATTGGAAAGTTGTAGGAGAAGAAAAACATATTGATATTTCTAGTCTTGGATCTTTTGAAGAAGAAAAAATTGAGAAAAAAGAAGAAGCTCCTGCTCCTGTAGAAACAAAGACTGAGGAGTTTGACGAAGAAATCCCCTTTTAAATTTTGTTTGATATAAAAAACAACAGGCCTTCTTTATGTGCCTGTTGTTTAAAACCTTCTGGAGCAATTTTATTGCAAATAGATGATAAGTATTATGGTGTCTGTAATAACGGACACCATATAGAAGAAATTAAAACAAGAGTGGGAAACAAAATGGAAATAACCAGGCAGTCTAACTTAAATTATAAAAGTGTTGATTATGCAATAGCGGAAGTAAAGTCATTGTATCAACAGTTAGCAAAAAAAAATAAAACATACGAGCTTCATAAATGGGAAGGAGAAGAAAGAAAAAAGTTTTTTAGAACACTAATTCTCTGTTATCTTGATTGCGAGAAAGCAAAAGCAAGTAATGGAGTAGATAGTGACTAATTACAAACAGCTCTTTGAAAAGAGAAAATCAAAAGAAAAAAAACTTACACAGCAAAAAGCGGATATATCTGATCTTATAAAACAGATGAACGCTGACGGCTTGTTAGTGGATAGCATAGACACTTCTGGCGGCATTGTAAGAGTACCGGTAAAAGCTACTGCTATATCAAGGGACGATAAGACTTCTACAGGAGAAAAATCTGGTTGGTATTTTTTTCATCAAAATAATGAACATTGGATTTCTGTATATGGTAATTGGAGAACAAATCAACAATGGAAGTTCTACAGCAATTCTATAAAAGAGCTTACTCCGGAACAGCAAACAGAATTAAATAAAGAAATAGAAATAAATCTGCAAAGGGCCAAGAAAGAAAGGGAGAAAAAGAATAATGAAGTTGCGAAGGAATGTGAGAGAATTTTTGAAAGTTCTAAAATAGTTAATGAGCATGAATACCTATCAAGTAAAGGGTTAAAAAATAATTATGGATTGACAGAGATGAACGGATCACTTCTTTGTCCGGTGTATTCTACACAAAATACAAAAAAAGAATTAAGAAGTCTGCAATATATAACAACAGAGTCTAAGCGTTTTGCTTCTGCTTCTGAGGTAAAGTCTGGAATATACACAGTAGGCATAGGTTGGAACGATTGGTCCAATATAAAAACCATAGCGGTTACGGAAGGACTCGCTACTTGTCTAAGCGTTTATGAGAGTACAGGTCTTCCGACAATATGTGTGTTTTCTGCAAATTTTGGATTAGTCGCTCTTGAAAATATCAGGAAGTTTTGTAATGCGGAGTTCTTAATCTGCTTTGACCATGACCAGAACGGCATAGGACAGGCAAAAGCTAAAGAGATTTGTGCTTCACTTAGCTCTTGCTTGATAAGAATACCTAGCAAAGTAGGAGATTATAATGACTTGTACCAGGAAGAAGGACCAAATGCAGTCAAAAGTGAAATCCTCAGTAAAGGTTATAAGTTTTCACAATACTCAATAAAAAACTTTGTAGGTACTCCGCCGCCAAGAAGGTGGTTAGTAGATCAGAGTTTAGAGCTATCTAAAATATCCTTGCTATGTTCTATAGGTGGTATAGGTAAATCCGGAATAACTTTGAAGGCCTGTTTAGACATAAATCAAGGTCATGGTAATTTTTTAGGTAATAAAATTATGGATAAGGGTAATTGTATTATTTTGTCTAGTGAAGATGATACTGACGAAGTTAGAAGAAGAATAGCGTTATTAGATAGAGATAACAGAAGATTTGAAACTGAATACGACACCTTTGTTATGTGTACTAGCGAAATGGGTAAGCCATTAACATTGATAAAACAAGACGCTATTAATGGATTGCATATAACTCCAGAAGCAATAGAGCTTTCTAATTCTTTAGAAGACATTGAAGATTTAAAATTAATAGTCATAGATCCGGTACAATCTGTTGTGTCTGCACAATTAAATGACAATGAAGTAGCACAACTCTACGCACAATATGTAGCGTCATTGTCCGCTAAATTTGGTTGTAGCGTACTCTCGGTACATCATCTTAATAAAAGTGCATTGTCTAATACAAATGATGTTTTATCTGCCAGAAGCTCAATCAGGGGAGCTACAGCATTAACTGATAGTCATAGGGCGGTTTTTGTTATGTTCCTGGACTCAGAAGAAAACACAGAGCAAATTTGTTTTGAACAAGGTATTCCATTTAACAGGTTAGCAGTAGTTAAATCTGCTCTAGTAAAAGCCAATAGTGAAGCGGACATGAGTATCAAAACTTTAATTAGAAAAGGATTTGAGCTTGAGCTTTTAGACGAAAAAAAGGGATCTGTTAATGATATTAACTGGGATTGATACCTTAGTTTCTGACCATAGGTACTCCCATAGAGCTATGCGTTTCTGGGTAGGCGTATGGTCATACAGACTTATATATACATATATAGGGAGAACAAAGGTTCTCCCATATAGGAAAAGGGAAGGCAGGTAAATCTAAGCTAAGCTAAGAAATGAAACGGAAGGATAAATTTAAAAATTATTGGTGGGTAAGCACGGAATATACAAGCATAGATAGTCCTTATATAAACTTAGCAACGGCATTAAAATTTACAAACTATACTAAACTGAAAGCGGTAATCTGGGCCTGGTTCCGATCTAAACTAGACAGGAAAGATTTAGGTTCAAGGGAAAAGATTATCTTATGGATTATTTGCGAAAGGGTAAAAGGTGTTTCTTTCTCATGTTGGGATAGTTATATTTATCTGGGTAAAGCTACCGGTATGAATAGGAAGACAGTAGCTATGGCGGTTAATAACTTATCTAAGGCAGGATTAATAGTGATAGCTATAGAAGGATCTACACCGAGAGCTAAAAAGAAGCT